GCCACCGGGCGCTCGGCGGACGGCTGTTTCGGCGGGCGCAGGCTCATACTTAGTTCGCGCCCTCGTCAATCTCCACCCACACGAACGGCCCTTTTGCCCCGGACGCCGAGCTGTGAGCCATCTTGACCTTGAGCATGTCGCCGCTGGCGAGGCTTGACGTCGAGATCGTGCCGCTCTTGACGGTGTTGTCGGCGTCGGAATGCGTAAACGCAATCGAAGACGATAGGAGCGTCGCAAACGTCGTGCTGGCGGATGATGCGCGAAGCAGATCAAACTTGACGTCGGTCGTCGTGCCGGTCTCGATAAACACGGCCTTGCAAGCACGAAGCGTTGCCGAGCCGGACGTGACAAAAATGATCTTCTCTGCATCCGTCGACGGCGCGGAATCAGCGTCGACGCCGAGGTCGGTCGAGACTTTGTGCAGATGCTCTAGCTTGTCGGCGTCAATTTCGGTCGTGGTGTCAACGTCGGCATTGGCAATCGACGCGGGTTTGTACGTGACCGTATCCGCACCCGACATGTTGACGTTGCCGTTTAAATTGACGTTTTTGAGCTGGTTGTCAGCCATGTCGTCTTACCCTGAAAACTTGGTGGTGAAGTCCTTGGTCGGATGCCATTCGATTGTCTTGATGCCCGTACCCTCCACGACGTCGTTTGGTATGTTGCCGTCCGCATCTTTGTACGCTACGGTATAAACCCAGCCGTCGGGATTGACGGTGGAGGTGAACTCGTACTCGAAGTTGTATTTCTTCGGATCGCTCTTTTCGTCGATCAGCTCGTAAGTGACGCCGGTGCAAAGCCACCGCTTTTCTTCGAGGTTACGCCAAGCGGCCGCATTCACATGGTCGAGCCATGCATGGACGATGGATTCCGGGTCATTGGTCGTTTCAGTAATGCCGAACCGGATCGACTGTTCGGGCGCGAAGACGTCAATCTCGCCACGCTGCGTATCATCGTTATAAGTGACGTCGATCACTTCGCCGGTCCGTGTTTTTTGCGTCGTGATCTGCGAGAGCGAGGAGGAGCCGGACAGCGTGTAGGACGCTTCCGGTTCTTCAGGTCGCTGGAGCCGGTACGTAACGCCGATCTTGAACGTCGCCTTGTCCGATGACTGCTCGTACTGGACGAGCTGCGGACTTCGCTCTTCCACCTTGACGTTAGGCAAATCGTCGTTAAGCGAAGTTCCTGGCGACGGCACGGTATCCGCGTTCAGTGCCTGAAAAATGAGCGGGCCATCTTCGGTGCTGTTGTCTACGGTCACGAAGTAGGCGCGCGACGCCTCGACGACGACGCCTTGCGACTCGCGCAAGCCCGTATCCTGTACCGTATCGACTTTGGCTTTGACTACGGACATTAGCTAGCCTCCCAGCGCCGGAGTAAACAGGTTCCCGCTCGCCAGCCGCTCATCAATCCGCGTCAGCAGCTCCAGCTCGCGCGGGTCCGCCTCCACCGGCTGCCTACCTTTACGCCCGCCGCCAAAGGCAGTGAAGGCCTTGATGATCTGCGCCGTCCCCGCCGAGCCGCTGCCCGCCGTTGCTGCGGCCGGCGTCGGTGCGCCCGCCCCCATCGTCATTTTGTCGCGGGCGTCCGCGATCTGTCGGGCGCTCTTATCCGCTTGCGCCTCGACGTCTTTGAAAAAGTCCATCACGCCCTCGGACGCTGGCGGCTGCTCCATAAGGTCTTTCATTTTCTCAAAGCTGTCTGAAGCTGCCTTGCCGTAAACGTCCGTCGCCGCTTCTTTGAACTCGCCTGTCTTTTCGATGGCCTTATCAATGCCGTCGGACACCTTTTGCAACGCGCCCGCCGCTTCGTCGCCAAAGAACGGGATAAACTCAGCCGCCGCCGCGAGCTTGTCCACGAGCCACTGGACGGCCTGCAATACCTTCTGAACAAACGACAGGATGAACCCGAGTACCCACTCTGTCACTTTGCGGATGCCGCCCATCGCGGCGTGCCATCCCACGCGAAGCATCCGCACCACGTCGGCCGCCTTGGCGATCGCCAAACTAATAAACTTAAACGCCGCACCGACCATATCTTTGATACCGCCCGACTTGGCAAACGCCGTCAGTTTGTCGGCCACCCACTTCAGCATCGGAGCGAGCCTGATCGCGATGTTCTTGGCGACTGAGCCAAACACTTCTTTCAGCTTGTTAAAAGCGTCGTTCGCCATCTCGACCTTCGCCGCTTCGATCCGCGTAAACGTCATCCCCAACGCATCCGCTTCCGCCCTTGTCCGCCGCAGCCCCTCGCTGCCCAAAGCCAGCGTGTTCACAATGTTTTGGTTGGCGCGAGAAAAGATGTTAGCCGCGACGGCGTTGCGCTCGGACGCCGTTGTAAGTTGAGACGTCGCCTCGGCAATCGTGCGAAACTGCTGCGCTGGCGACATTTTAATTAGCTCTTGAACGTTGAGTCCAAGCTTTTCCAGCGCATCCTTTGCCGCACCGCTGCCCTTGATGGCGACTTCGCCCAAGCGCTTTTGCATGACTTGGAGCGCCTGGTTCATGCCTTCCGAGCCGACGCCGGTCAGTTCCGCAGCGTGCTGAAGCCCGACAATGTTCTCCGTCGTCTCGCCGATCTGGTCCGCCAGCTTCGCCGTAGCGTCGATTGCGGAAAAAGAGCGCTTCACGAGCAGCGCCATACCGCCGCCAGTGACGAGCGCGCCAAGCGCGCCAGCAAAGCCGCCGACCTTCCCAATCGTCCGCGTGACCGACGAGGCAAAGCCGGTAATGCGCGACGTCGCCTTCCGCATCCCCTTCGCGAACTTACCCGTCCGCGCGACGAGGTTGACTGTCAGGTCGCCGATGTTTGCCATGGTTACGGTTCTCGCGGTCGAAGATTTGCTTAGCCGCTCGGAACACGGCGGCTATCTGTTTCGGGTCGCGCTCGCGCGGTCGGTCGAATTGGGGGATGAAGTCGTCGATGGAACGGCGCGGCTTGCCGCCGAATCCGCTGTAGAGAAGATGCGCGACCATGGCGAAACCGTAGTCGAGACGGTCCGCGCCGAATGGCTCCATCTCGTAGTAGGCGCGCCAGCCTTTGAGCTGTTCGGCGGTGAGTCGATCAAGCAGAATATCGGGATGCTCGCAACCCAACTGAAGGCACAGCCGGTAGGCCATGCGCAGCGTCGGGTTGCTTCTTATTTTCCCTTTTCCGTCTCAACCGCCACATCGCTCAGCCCGTTCAGTTCCTGGCCCGCTTCGACGACGCGTTGCAAGCCACGCCATTCCAGCTCGCCGACCTTTTCGATCTCGTCGTCAGAATACAGCCGCTTGCCGTTCTCGTCCGCCAGCACCATTGCGGCGAAGCGGACGAACTGCTGCTCAACGTCCTTCGGCTTGGCGTTGCTGACGACAGCGGAAAAGCGTGCCATCTCGTGGCCAGAGAGGGTCCGTACGTAGACGCTGCCGCCCCATTCAGGCACGTTGACTTCCTCGACGTGCGGCTTGTTCGCGGCTTCAATCGCCTTCCTATCCAATGCCATTAGTTGCTACTCCTTACGTGTTGCGGGGTCGAAGCGTGAGCGACGTCGTGATCGCGCCGTCGAGCGACGCACTGTATTCGACGGAGCTGACACGAGCCGACGTGATCTTGCTTGTGTTCGTGCCGTCCCACGTGATCTGCGCGCTACCCGTATCGCCCCGCGCGAGGGACGTGGTGTAACCATTCAAGTCCACCGTTAGCTCGTCAGTGGGAATGCCACCCTCAAAAACGTGCTTTGCATCAGACAGTCCCGTAACGTCAACATCGTTGCCGTCGCTGGAAAAGCTGATGTCGGTGATCGCCGCGACCGTCGTGTTGTTCCACGAGAAAGTCGCGGACGTTGCGGATCGTTTCGCCATTGGTTATCTCCTAAAAGGCATGCCAGACGATGACATCAAATTGAACGCCGTGGACGCCTGTCTCGTCCCCGCTTTCCGGTTCGTCGTAAACGTCGCTTTCCCCGTCAAGGTAAATCCGGTGCACGACAACAGTCGCGGCCGTGCCGCTGTATCCGTCAAGCGCATCACGCACGTCGTCGGCGACGTCCTTGCATTCAGAGTACGAATCGGATTCAATGCTGAGCTGGAACGTTGTACGCGACTCGTTGAGCGAACCGGGAATTGCATTTAGCGGTTCGGTCGACACCCGTTCGTAAACGATATACGGATAGCTTGCCGATTGCGGAGCGACGTTTGGGTAAACGCGTGTTGAGACGTGCGCCGCAACGTCGCTGTCGTTGGTCAAAATCGAATAAAGTGCCTTCTCGCTCATTTACCCTTCGCCTTGGTCTTGAGAAGCACCATCTTCCAGAAGTTCACGCGAGCAAGACGGATCATTCGCGTTTTTGACGCTTGGTACGCAGGGGCGAGAAACGGCTGTGGACTCATAGCGCCAGTTGTGCTGATGCGCACCCATCGCCCACCGATGTTGACGCTGCGTGCTTGGCCGCTCTTGGTCGCTGGTCGTTGCTTCGTGCCAAATTCGACAAGATGAGCGTGATAACCAGACGTGACTTTGCCAGACCGCTGATTCGTTTTCCGGCTGTATTTCGGAAACACACTCAGTGCCGGCGGCGAGCCGCGAAGCTTCTTTATCTTGATCGAACGCCACAACGCGCCGGTATCTCGGGGCACCATCTGTCTGGCACGCTGCTGGTAAGCTCTTGCAGACGGCCGCAAAGCCTTTACAATCTCTTTGTTGTCGAATCCATACTTCTTGCCGACTTTACGAAGCTTGCGCATCAGCTTTTCGTCCCCGTCCAACGAAATGCCGACCATGCCTCCGCGCGCCATCAGACGATCTCCGCCGCTTCGATTTCCAGTTCGATGTTCCGTTCATCAATGTTGTGCACGCGGACGATATTGAACGTCCGGCTGCCGAACTTCAACCGTGCGGTCGGCGCTGCGTCCTCGTGGTATCGCATACGGATCGTGTGCGTCGTCTCTGCCTGGACCTGGCGACCCTGCACAAGTTCCCGGCTTGACGCCGGCGAGACCGAGGCCCATACCGTGTCGGCGTCGGACCAAGTGCGATCCGCCTCCCCGTACGCATCTTGCGATTGGGTGGCGGTCTGGATTGTCACGCGATGGCGCAGTTTTCCTGCCTGCATGAACTGACCTCTACTTCCGATTCCCACGGCTCTTTGATCTTGTGGAAGTCCTCGACCTCTTCGACTTGGTACGCGCGAAGTTGCTCGTCCGCCGTCCAGACGGTGCGCTCAAGATGACCGATACGGACTTGCGGGGCGAGGAACGATCGCAAGCCATGCTTATGGCACTTGAACCAGAATGCTGCGTCCGCGTCGACCTTGCCTGTATCCCACCGGCCATCGCCGTTTGGGTTTGACCACAGCCATGGCTCGGGAAGTGACTCGAAAACGCGCCGCTTGAAGACGGTCAGCCCAAAGTGCCCGAACCTAGATTCGACCAAATCTTTACTGACGTCGATCGTGCCGTCTCCGTCAAACTCCGACTGGAGCGGATGCGCGATGACGTTCGTGGTCCCGCGTTTGACTTTGACCGGGTACACAGCGTCGACTTGCTCGTTAAATGCCGCGAGCCTAAGCAGTTCGCGGACTTGCTCGGGCCGGTACGCAACGTCATAGTCTGACGTAATGACGTACTCGTAGCCGCGATCCAAGACGCGGTAAAGCGCCTTGGTAAGCTGCTGTTCCCAATACGCGCCGGTCACCGTGACCAGCTCGATTCCGTTTCCGCAGATGCCGCGCACCACAGACATAAGATTGTCTGTAAATGCAATACGCGGCATGGACATTACGCAGCACGCGCTAACAGTTTTTGCGTCGCTATCCATTGGCCTTCCTGTCTGTCTGTGTCTATGCGAACTCAGTAATGGTGTAGTTGCCGAGCAATGCTTTTGCCGTCATCGGCACTTCGCGAATTCGCCTCTACAGCCGACTCGCGATGTTCGTACCAGTGCCCGACAGTCAACATCAGCGCCTGCCGGATCGCTTGCGGCACGTCGTCGGGAGTCGCACCGTAACCCGCGACGTACGTGATGCGAATGGCGTTCCTGACGACCAAATGCGTCGGCCAGTTCTCGCCGTCCGCCTCCGTGATGCGACCCGGCGCGTCGTCGGCGTGGACGTCGTAAACGTCAGTGCTAACTGTCTGCTCGACTTCATCGAGGTCAAGATACTTAACGCTTGTCACCGATGACAGCGGCGCGAATGGCACCACAATCGCGCCGCGCCGGTAGTACCGCGAGTCGCTGAAGCTGTCCATCTTCAGACGCTTGTTTTGGTTGATAAACGCCCGGTTGGTCTCGATCTCCGCCATCTGCCGCGCGGCGGCGAGGTAGCCCATAAGGAGACCGTCCTCATCATTACTGTCGATCCGCAAGTGATCCTTGAGGTCCGACAGATAGACCGGCTCGACAGCTGGCGCGCTGGTCGTAATGACGCTCATTCAGTTGCCGCCTTGCTGTTGTTGGGCTTGCGACGAGTGGTACGTTTGCGAGTCGTCGGCTTGTCGCGCGGCATGCGACCCTCATGCTTTGCGGCGTAGCCGGTCCGTATCAGCTCGGCGGCGACCTTGGCCGGCACATCGACAATGTCGTCAACCTGATTGGCGTAAAACTGCTTTTTGAACTTAACCTGCATTGACTGTCTCCTTCTGTCGTGTATAACCATCAAGCGCCGCCGTGACATCCGGCGGCATACCATTCTTTTCGACGTCGGACATTGGGATCATGGATGGTCCGAGCTTGTTGTCTGGAAACGTAACCGATTGCTCAATGTGTCCGACGCGGACGTTATTTGCCTGATAGAACGTGTGGCCGCATTCTCCGAGGTGACGCCAGAAGTAGACGTCGGGATGAGTCGATCCCTTGCCCCAGCCACCATGCTCGTCCGGCTGTCCGATGAGCCACGGCTTTGCAAGCGTCCTAAGTTTTGTCAAGTCAAACGCCGTCAAGCCGAAGTGTCCGGCATCCGCTTGTGTGAGTTCGCATGCAAACGCGTCCAGCGGCACTTCATCGACCCACGAGCCGTCGTCGGCCTTGCGACCGTACAATAACTGTGGGGTGTCGCGCTTGACCTGCACGCCGAAAATGGCGGTTGCGTCGCGATTCTCCATCATCAACTCGACGAGTCGTCGCACGTGCCTCGGCGTGTAGATGCTGTCATAGTCGGTCGTGATGGCGTAGTCGAAGTTCTGCTCAATCGCGGATGTGAGTAGCTGGTCGATACCATGATGCCAGTACGCGCCGGTCCATTTGGCAAGCGGGATACCCTGCATAGAGAATCCCGCCATGGCACAAAACATGTTGTTTGTCATCGACAGTCGAGGCATCGAGATGATGCCGATTACGTACGGCTTCCCATTCTTGTCAGGCATAGTCTTCCTTTCTGCCAGTCGTGAAAAGCGGCCACCCTCGTGAAAAGGGCAGCCGCGAACGGTGGGAGGTGGATCAGTTGATGGTCACACTCGACGCGTCGTAGTCAGAAGCGGGCAGATACCGCGCCTCCTGGCCGAGAATAAGGACGCTGACCAACGTCGCGCCGGTGTCGCCGTCGGGAGCGACCTTGACGGCGATGTGGCTGTTTCCAGACGTCAGGTCTTCGGTCTCGACATTGAACACGTGCTGGACGTTGCTGGCGCTGGACGTGATCGACACGCTTTGCACGACCGCGCTGTCGCTGCCGGTTGAATCGGACGCGCTGAGGACGGACACGACGCTTGCGCCGGTCTGGCCGTTGGCGCCGATGCTGACGATGCACTGCGCGCTGTCGAAGTTCTCGAGGTCCGCATAGTCAGTCGTCGTTGTCGAACTGCCAATGTCCTGCGGGTCGTAAGCCGCGACAACGGCAGCAAAATCAGACGGCTTGCCGTTCATGATGCATTAGCCTG